TCGTCGTGATCGGTGACGCCGAGGTTGTTTACCATGCCTGGGCTGACGTTGATGTAATATACTTCGGCGGTGCTGTCATAGCGCAGATTGTAGATCTGAAGGGGGCAGACCCCAGCGCCGCCGTTCCACTCACTCCACGGCTGCTCAATGTTAAGGTTAGTCCCGAGGCTGGAGGACGTGAACGTATAGCCTGGGCCGGGTTGAATCGACATGGCTTAGTATTTCTTGTAAACGTCAAGCTCCCAGCCCACGCGCGAATATCGAATCTCGTAGTTAATTTTATAAATTAGGCCAAAGGATTCGACGTTCACCTGAGACAGTATGTTTACTGGATTGCCTTCAAAGCCAGTTCCGACTGGCGCCCAATCAGGAAGCAGCGGGAACGTGCTCCAAGAATTGGTCACACTGGTGGTCCCTAAAAGTTCAATAAGGACGGAGACTTGCGCCTCGTCTTCGATATACATAATCCCAGAGTAACTCGTAGTCGGCGCAAGGTACTGAGTCTTGCCGTAGTATTGCGGGTAGGATGGATCGACGAAGCCAATGAATCGACCGCCGTTTATTTTCTCAAAGCAAGCGCCGTTCAAGCCAAGGTAGGCCGGACCAGAGCTTCCAACATTGGGAGCAAGGTTATTAACAGAGTCTTGAGTATAGGGGGCGGGTCCAGCAATCGCCCCAAGGTAAGGCGAACCCTGAGCAACAAAGAAGTTAGGATGAGCCGTGATATTATCAGCCGTCAGACCGTTGGCTGCCGAGGTGTTGGCATTGGTATGCGAACCGCCGTTAACCGAAGGATCAATGCCGACGTAATCAACCTTTAGGGTGGCAACGCCAAGAGCGTCCCAGCTGATGGAACCTTTATGTGATTTGCAGTAATTGTAGCTGGCTACCGGGAACGGCGTGCCGCGCACAAACGGAGCAAAGCTACCAGTGTTCGCGTCGCTTTTAAACGTGGCCGTAATCGTGATTAACCCAAAGCCATCAGACGTAGTCGTGTAGCCTGGCTGGAGGATGTCAGCCGTTAGGTTGTTGCCTTGGTCAATGCGTGCCATAAATTAGGTGAGTCCAGATTTCTGTAAGGTTAATGGTACTTGCTTCGTAAAGTCCGGCACGTCAGGGCGGCCCACGCTGGGAGCCTGTGCCTTGATATATTCCAGAATCTGCTGCTGGATATCGGTCTGCCTGGTCATGTTCTCAAGCACTGGGTTAGCGCCTACGCCAATCACGTTGGAGAAACCAGCGGGGCCTTGGAAAGTGGAGTCTTTTAGTGCGGCTCCAGCGGCTGGGTTCTTCTTAGCGTCTTCAGCAATTAGGGCTTGGACTTCATCTTGTACCGCTTTGGACCTAGATGCCAGATAATAGGGATTAGTTGTTTGAATCCCAAGCATATTTACTTGAGCTGGAAAACGACTCATAATTTCGTCTCCCCTTAGATCGTTTAGCAAGAAGCTCCTAGTCACGTCCTCACGAGTTGTCTTTGCCTCGGTAACAGTTTCCTTAGCCTTCTTCTCGTTGTTGCGTTTGTTTTCGTAATACCTGTCCTCGGCAGACATCAGTTTGTTAGTGTTATTAATGGCAGCTTGATTAGCGTCATCATGCTTCTTCTGATTATCAGCGATAGCCTTACCGATAAAAGCCATAGCAGCACCAAGCAAAGCCATAGGGCCTAGAAAAGAAAGGAAGATATCTTTGAATGAGTTCTTAAATTTCATTCCGATAGTCTCGACCTGCTTCTCGATGCTACCGACGGCGGCCTTAGCGCGTCCGGCTACCTGCTCGGCGTTAGTTTCTCCATCAATGCTAAACTTTACGGAGTTGCTCATGCGGGTTCGGTTTCAAGTTTGGCGATCAGGTCTTCGTCTTCCTTGGTTAATAGCTTCATGTCAGCTCCTTCGCTGATTGCAAAGCATGAGTGCAGCCAGATGGCCTGCGACTCCGGCATAGTCCACGCGCGCTCTTCGGATACCCCATGATTCATAAGGTTACAGACCACGGTTAATACCCAGGGCATCCCAGTCGTGTTAGTGTGCTTGGCCTTCTTCTCCCAGAACTTAGGCCAGGACTCAATCAGGACGAACTCGGTAAAGCGGGACATCTGCTTAACAAAGTAGGTTTCGCTAGCGCTAAGGCGTCCAAGATAGAAACGATCCTTTAGGCTGAGTTTGCCGATAGGCTCACCAGCACAGATTTTAACGGCGATCAGAAGGTCGAGCGGACGGACGTCTTTTCCGGGCAAAACGAAAGGAGACTCTACAGACTCCAGCTGTAGCCGACGAAGCAAAGAGAATGGGTCAACGAAACGGCCCAGCACGACTAAGCGGCGTGGGTCCGTGAACGCGCTGAGGGCGCGCGGACACATCGGTTAGACGACGGCCTCGTAGCCGACGGCAGTGATCGTGATACTGGAGTAATTTTTAACGCTGCCCTTATCTGAGAGCTTGGTAACCCATCCAGAGAAGGTGGTCGAAGCAGAACCGCTCGTATAAGACGAAGCAGTGTTGACCGTAACCGAGAAGGCAGCACCAAGAATCGGCATTACTGACGTTTTTGCAATCAGCTCACAGGTAATCTGGGTCTTCCTGTCGTCACCGCGCCAGGCAATCGTCAGGCCGTTTTCGTCAACGATAGTAGCCTCCGCGTTGAACTCGCCGTCGTTGGTATAACTTTGCACCACGGCGTTAGCAATGGTCGTATTATGGATGGCGTAGATGGCACTGATGCCCTGGACGATTGCGGCACACATGGTATATCTATTGTTTCTTGGGTAAGGTTATCAGACCGGGTTCACCACGATCAGGATGTCGTAGCCGAACACGGACGCCCAGGAGCGTTCGTTAACCCCTTCGTCCTCGGACTGAGGGGTGACGTCGTAGCATAGGGCATCGCCCCCAGCAACGAAGACCGCCTTAATGGCCGTCAGGTCCTGCATGGCCCCGGCAACGGCAGCGCATCGTGCTCGGTGTTCTTCAAGGGTGTTGTCGTCGGCAGAGGAGAAGACCGTGACGCGGGTTCCGCAGGAGTAGTTACCCAGCCCCTGTGGCATATCGTTAGGAGAGCGGGCCGAGTCGCAGAGGACGATGGCCTTGGGGAGTACGTTAGTATCTGCGCCGTCGCCAGTGTAGATATAGACCCCAGCCAGTTCGGTCTGAGCTGAGAGGTGAGAAGCGATGGCCGCTTCGAGGATTTGACGTGAGGATTTTGTGCCCATAAAAGTGGTTATTTCTTACTGTTAGCGCGCTCGATTGCATCATCTAGGCGAGACTGGATGGTAGCGTTAATCTGCTTAACGCGGTTGCCGTAGACGATGTTCTCAGTGCCTGCATCCGTTGCAACGTTATTGACGTTACCGATCAGGTTCGTGGCTGTCATTGACATGGAACTGCCTGTCTCTGTCATCGTGAACTGGCCCATGGCCGAGCGGTTAGCATCAACCCAAGGGGCATCATACACGCCATAGTTTCTGGCCTTTCCCTTAGAACTGATAAGTGGGGGAATCATGGCAAGTGCCGTTGCCCATGCTGCCTTGACGCGACCGACCTTCATTTGACGTTCAGCGATGTAGGCATTGAGCACGTCGGACGTGCTCACCGTAAACTGCGGACCGCCAACAGGGGCGTTCTTAGGCCAGCGTCCACCGAACTTGGCTTTATACCTGTCGTGGATTGTCCGCAGGTCAGTGGTAGGCCCTTCGACCGGGCGCATGGTTCCGTCTGCCCGGGCTTTGTTTAAATAGTTTTGAGCCTTGGCAAAGGCTCGGCGGGTATCCGTGTCTTGCATAATCTTACGCATGACAGGGGATAGTCCTTTGATGTTCTTTTCCGTAGGCTGCAGGGCGATAAAGTCCATCCAGGAGCGGCCGCTAGGGCCAGTACCTTGGACGGCGTTGATGACTTGCCGAAGGAATACGCCTTTAGACCTGCGGGACTGATCCATCGGAATGAAGATACGTTTGACGTCCTTGGCTAGTTTTCCCATACCGGCCTTGTGTGCAGCTACGCTCAAACCCTGACCACCGCCAGCAGGCATGGGAGGGGTAAAGGTCATGGCATCACGGAGCATCAGGCGCATCTGCTCGTTGGTGATAATCTTAACATCGACCTTAACGTCCTTAGCGAACTGGGCAATGGCCGCGTCAAACTCGGCTTTGCTCTTAGGGTCTATGCAGCCTTTCTTGGCCATTACTGGTTGTCGTCGATGCAGTCTAGCTCGATGACGGCGCTGGTGAGTTTATAGGACTGGCCCTTAACGCGGAGCACCTGGCCGTTAACCGTAAACTTCTTACCTTCGCCTAGGAAGGCCGCAGGAACCCCTGCGTCCAGTGTAGCGACCTGACCCCCTACCCGGCCATCAGAAGCCGTCCAAGGGGCCGTAGCGGCGGCGAAACGCACCGTCCACATCTTTTGGTCAACGAAGCCACCAGCCTCAAAGCGTGGTGTGTTCATGGGACGGGACAGTCCGACGAGGAATACGTATTCACCGACCGTAGCCGGGACGCCTATATCGGCTAGCAGACCTTGGAAATCTGGCAGAAATGTATCATAAATGCTCATGTGTTGGAAGGGTGGGGAATTGGAGATACAAAAAAGCCCCCATCGCTGGGGGCTGTCTTAGGCCGTCAGCCCAGATTAGGGGTTGTAGACCGAGGCGATCGTGCCCGTGGTGATGCCCTTGTTCGCGCCGAACATCAGCTCGAAGGAGCCGACGAGGTTACGCGTGGTGGGGTCGCCCCAGACATTGTAGAAGATGCTCAGACCGAGACCCGGCAGAACCATCGACTCAGAAACGATGAAGTCATTTTGGGTAGCCTGGAAGTCAGGAGCGGCAGCGGCCATCGCCACGGCTTCGGAAGAGCAAGCGAAACCAGCCAGTTTCGCTTCAGACGGGAAGGAGGAAGCGTAGTGAACGCCGCCTTCAAAACCGTAAGCACCTTCAGAGAGGGGCAGCGAGGTCGTGCTGGTCGGGATGAGCTGGCTGTAGATGCCAGGGTTAACGATCAGCGCCTTGCGACCAGCCTTGGAGACACCGGCCCAGAGAGCGCGGAGGTTAGCAGAACCAGGGGTGATGGCCGAATCAGCGGCGGTCACGGTGGCGGCTCCGAAGTTAGCGACGGTGATAGGAGCAGTAGCAGCGGCCCAGATGGCGTCAGCGAGCTTGTCCATGTTGATCTGCACGAGGCGCTCAAGCTTCACGCCATTCTGGATATCGCCATAAGCGAGACCGAACGGCTGGTA